GATCCTTTTCCTTTATTTACGATTAAATTTTAATCATTGTTTCATCCCCTGACTAAAGTCAAGGGTTTTCACAACGAAGGTTTTATAAACAACACAAAAAGGAAAGCGTAAAAGATCGCATATAAGACGATCAACAAAACAGCAACAATTGCTGCAATCAATTCACTAAAACATTTAGTAACCGCATCCATTTACTCAGCTAGTTCCTTCAATACGCGTGAAAATAGTTTAAAACCTTCACTGCCAACATTGGTAATGTACCGACGATCACGTGCCTCTATTTCAGCATCCTTAAAATCAGGATGATCAGCAACAAAGTCATCAACCGCGTCTTTAATAAACGTAGTCAGATACTTATTCGCAGCACGAATACCTTCGCGAGGATAACCCAGCTTACTGAACACAGTATACATTCGATTTAGCGTAATGTAATTCATGAATGCATTATGCAAACGTTCAACATCACCGTTACGAATTACAACAGCCTTTGGATGATTAGTCGATTCGACATACAATTCATTTTTGCTCTTTACCTTGAACGGAGTTCGAACATCAAGAGGTTCAATGATGATCCCTTCCATAATGCTTCCCGTTGGGCTGAGAACGCTTGGAAGATCATTCTTATATTTGATTGCCTGTTCATATGATTCCACTACAGCAAGAACAGGAACAAAAATGTCATTAAGGCCAAAATGATCAATAAACTGCTGAAACTCATTAAAAGCCAAAGGAACGATATCATCACCTTTAACACCAACAGCATTAAAAAGACGATAATAACGACCATCACCATAGAACACACGCTTCATGATCCCCTTACCAAACCACTCGCCGTATACAGTGATCTGATCAAACTCAGACCATTCGGTTTCCATGTATTCACGAATGCTTTCAACAAGTCTATTAAAGCGAGATTTTCCAGAAACCAAATTCCACATATCCTCACCATCAACAAGGATATCATTACGACGTGCAATCTCGAACTCAGGGTTTCCACGCTCAACGATGATCGAAAAATTGCTGCCATCGATCTTTTCGGTGATCACCCACTGAGTGGCGTTCTCAATCGCATGCTGATACAGACGATCCTTAGAAGGAACAATATTTTCAACGCGATCAATAGAATTGAATTTGACAAATTTCATTATCTAAACCTTCAAGAGTCGATACCAACCATCACGATTGGCCATATTCAACAAATTAAATGTAGTACCTTTTGCTCGATATTGAGCAACTTGATGCCAATGACCAAACACCCAACGCTTTGGTTTGATGATGTCAAAAACGCCATCAAGCAACTTTTCCGTCTGACGTTCGATAATTCTATTATACGGGATATTACATGTTTTGGCAACACGTTTAAGAATCACTTCAGGGCATGTATGACTAACAATAATATCGATATCGTCTCGTGGTTGCAAATCAATGATATCTTTATGACGAAGCTGTTCCTGTTCGAACCAACTAACATTAGCGACTCGAAGATATTTGTCAATTGAATACGCGCCACCAAGACCAAGAATTGAGATCGTTTTGTTTGTAACTGGATTCGTTAGCTGAAAGACACAACCACGTGGAATGTACCAACAATTGCTGCCAATATCAATGGGGCAGTTCTTGCCATGAATTTCGACAAGCTGCTCCAACGAATTATGATCTTCATGATTCCCATCAACGAAGTAAACAGGAACCTCAAAATCATAATACTGGTGGGTGAACTGTTGTCCATTGGGGTGTGGAGCGAAAGGTGGAGCTTTCCAAAACCCAAAATCACCAGCAACAATTACGGCAAAACACGGTGTGGATTCAATTAGATCTTCGAGATAATCAAACTCACCATGTACATCACCAACAACCAATAACTCATCTCGACTCATTCTTCACGTCCCTCAATAGATGTAACACCCATATTAATCAATGTTTCCAACGTCGTAATTAGTCGATCGACTTCGAGATAAAACGTTCCACTAAGCGGAGTATAACCACGATTGAAAAACTTCTTGATAATCAATTGACGAAAAGCAACTAGATCATTGAGACCCTTTGCTTCGATCACGGTGGCAATTTTCCGAATGCCTTCAGCACGATTAGCCAATGTCTGAATGACTAATTTGTTTTCTTGCTTTTCCTGGTCAGAATCCATAAACTCGGTGTTAAGGATTGACTCACACTGAAGATCATCATCATGTGCAATCGCTTCCAAACGCTGAACAATAATCTGATAAAATTCCATTGCATTTCCTCCTCAACTAACCATTAACTAACCAAATATACAATTATGATACACACAAGAAAGACAAAAGACAACAGCTCAATTAAACAAAATTGTTGCAGCCTTGTACATGAAGACTACGCTACCCCCAATTAAATGAGCAACTATTATTGTGTTTAGTGTTTCACTAGCACCAATCCAAAAAATTAATGGCCCTGCAATCACCAATGTGACGAATGTTTCAAACAATAGCAACGCTACAAATAACAAAGCCCAGGTGCTTGGTTGATACCCAATGGCATTTGGGTGCTGTTCGTTATCGATTTTAACAACACATGCCGCAGTGACCCACAGTAATGCAATGAACAATAGCATTCCATCAAATATAGTCATCACATCTCCTCACAAATAACGAAGATCGTTAACAACCTTACTATACATCGATTGATCAGATGTTTGTAGTTGCTCCAACAACTGAAACGCAACCTCGCACATTGAATCTAGTTTCTTTTTCATTCTGAAGATTGATGTTCCTGTAACCCCATTATAGCTAAGCACTTTAGCATCAAAATGCTTGACATTAAAAGCAACTTTCATTATTGCCTTGATATCATTTTTCATTTCAGTTGAAATGTTTTTGTATGGCTCTTGACTGAGCATTTGAAGAACAGCATTTGTTTTAGGATCAGACATGATTTAAAGCGTATAAGAACGCATATATGAAGTATGAAAATATATTTGGAGTATCGACATCAAAAGAACAAGAAGATCGATTATACACGATTTTAAACGTGTTTAACTTGATATTTTGAATATTAACTTCAATCGGTTTCTGTTTTAATTACATCCAAGGAGCGCAGCGACCTGGATGGTTCAATCTGAACGTAGTGAAGATTGAACAGCTTGAGGATTTTCCAGCAATCTTGGAATTCTTTAGATTTTTGATATCAATTTTATATTGATTTGTTATCTTTTGATCTTTTATGCCTTTAATAATAGGGGATTAAACACTATTTTGGAGTAAAAGTCAACGGCATTTTAGCGCTTTCGTTCCTAGTATTTGTACCCATATTATTAATGATACTAATATTCATTTAAATGATATTGTTTTGATACTATTGATGAGTATTAGGTCTCATTAATAAATCTACATGGGTATTTTCCTTTATGAAAAATATCAAAGAATCAGTTGACTTTTCTTTGAAAAAATTAGATAATCAATTATTATTAGGAGAAATTAAAAATTGGATAAAAGTTAAAATTAAAGATTTTAAAGTTTTCCTAATCTGTTAGATCTTCACTAGCGTTCAGATCTAACACATCTAGGTCACTACGTTCCCTAGATGTAAAAGAAAAAAACAAATATAGTTTTCATACAGTCTTTTCAAGTGAACTACCACGTGGTAGTTCATAAGTAGTATAACGAATACTCATTTCATAAAGCTGTTATAGCTTCAACATATCCATGTTAGGTAACGAGATCCTTTATTCTATTAAAAGTAAGCGACCAAGGGTTTACTTTACTTTTGATGACTTGTCAGCTGGTTTTGATATCTCAGTTTGGGATACTTGTACATCCAGTGATGTGCGGTTTGCGTATGACATTTTTAAGCAAGGGTTTGACAGAGGGTTGTGGGGTTTCACTAACTCTAATGTGGATAAGCCTGTTGTTCCTACGGTACCTTGGAACCCAGGAACGTTGGGGTTTGGTGTCGGTGTTTGTAAAGAAGATTATGCGTCACTAAACATGGAACCGTTACCCGGTTGTGATGATGTCAAAAACGACAATTACGGCAATTATATTCATAAACCCAGTGGCAGTATCATGTGTTGGATCCCAGCTTTCAAGTATCGCGTAAATGACAAGTTCGTCAATAGCGTTGAGGTTTGGCGTGCTGATGATCCAAAGTGTCCTTCCAACGCAATCCTCCACCGAGCTTTCATTAATGGTGGAAAACAAAAGAGTGGTTTCTTCTGTGACAAGTATATTTGCTCCCCTGATGCAGCAAATACAATGGGGGTTAGTGTAAAGAACGGAAGTACATTGAGTTTGACTACAGATACTTCATATGGTAATCGTACAGCACAGTTGGCTAATTGTGCTGGCCGACTTGATGACGCAATTACTGCCAGTCGTGCTCGAGGAACTGGTTTCCAATGTATGAGTGTGTTTCAATTAGGCGCTTTGAGGTTACTAACATTAGCGCACGCCCAAGCTAGTAAGAGCTACGAATTTAATGCATGGTATGATTCAACCGGCCAACACAACCTTCCTCGTGGTAATACAAACTACCTTAAAGATTATGACGATTCATCAGTAACTTGGGCTGCTGATCCAAAGTACAATGACAAAGGATTGACTGGTTCTTGTAATACATTCGCCAAATCAACCCACAATGGTCAGAATAGTGGAGTTGCTGATCTAAAGGGAATTCTGTGGCAAACAGCTACTGGATACATCGAATTGGGTTCTTATTATTTCCTGAAGCCTGAGGTTGATATTACAACTTTAGACGCGGATGCAATGTATGATGTGTCAAACCACAATACAGCATCGTTTCCTTTTGTAGGTCAGTGTGGATATGATCAAAATAAACCAATGTTCAGCAATGATAGTACTGGAATTCATTGGGATTGTTGTGGTTTCCTGAATACAATCACCAGCACAGGCAACAACTATTTTGCTGGAATGTTTGAAGGAGATAAACAGTATATTGCGTCTACAGCCGACAGTTTCCCATATTTTGGGTGCACTTGGCAGCATGGTGCTCGCCAGAATTATGGACTATTTTGCTCGGCCACAAATAGTTTCCGAAACGATAACGATCACCGCATGGGGTTCCGCGCCTGCGGCTACCTATAGTGCCACCGTAAAGATGTCGAAAATATGTCAACAGTTTTGTTAATCTAGATTAACAAAGTATCAAATATTTTTTGTGAAATCGGTTGAGGAGACTGATATTAACACTTAGTGTTAATATCATGAAAAATTTTGATATTCGATTGATGTTGAATAGAAAACTGTTGCTTGTGAGCAGTGGAGCTGATGCTCCAAGCACTATTGGGGTTGCAGGTGGGCAGGGATTTGGCGTCGGTGTTTATCCTGGTTCTAAAGCTGAGTTAACTGCTATGCAGTTAACTCCCATTAGTGGTTTTGATAATCCATCTTCTGTACACTATGGAAACTACCAACATGTTTACCTCAGCACCATGTGCTGCGTTCCAGCATTCTGTTATCGTTTAGGGCAACCAACCGCTCCTTCATACTCCGAGTATGGGGCTAATGCACTTGAGGTGAAAAGTGCTTTTGAGTTTCCGCAATTCGAGCATAACAAGGCATTTGTGGATGGAGATGCAGATTTTGGTGATGGCTGGATTCTTCATCGTGCATTTGTTGATGGCGGAAAAATGAAGAATTGCTTCTTTATGGACAAGTATTTGTGTTCCAATATTGGAGGACAGGCGGCGTCAATTAAGAATGCAGATTGGCTAATGTGTTGGAATAATTCTTCAAGCTATACAACAAAAACAATGGGCGGAGAAGGTGTAGGCTATGACGCTATTACATTCAGTCGCGCTCGTGGAGATCATTATTCGTTAACCACAGTATATCAATGGTCAGCGATATCGATGCTTTCCCTCGCTCATGGGCAGGCTGCAACATCAACCGCTTATTGTGCTTGGTTTGATTCCTCGCATTACACCAACTTCCCAAAAGGTGCCACAAATGATAATGGCACTGATTATAATGATGGTGGTATCAAATATCAAGCGCATTCATTTGGATCAACATTCGCTAAAACGGGTTCATCAAACAATGCAGAAAAAGTAGCACATAATGGCCAATTGTGTGGCATTATGGATGTTGCAGGTATGTGTAATCAGTTATGTATTGGCGCAACAAATAAATCATCGGCTACAGTTGGATTGATGAAGTTAAGTGTATCTGCACATGACTTTACAAAAGATAATCGAGTAGATGATAGTTTACACGAAACTTTTAATACGGGATTCGGAAATGGTAGTGAACTACCCTTGACTTAAGTCAAGGGCTTCGTGCTTCGCAGACAATCCGCGGACTAAGTCATTGAGATCTAGTCCGGAGGGGTTTAT